AAATATCACACTTTAAATAGAACTGCCCAGATGTTTGAAGTACATGTGTCAAAGAAGCTGTTTGGCTTACATACTGAGTCCTCATTTGATGATGAGTTATATGACTTTTCGCCAGAATTTGTCAAAACAACCATTAAACAAGTCATTGATTTCTATACAAAAGAAGAAAAGGCTGAAATGTTTCGTGAAGCCAATTTGAAATCCTTACCAGATACGTTACTATACGATATTAGTATGGTTGAACATTGTCAAATGCTTTCGTTAGATGATATACGGAGTAATATTAAATGGGGTGATTCTGCTTATGTGACTTATCTTAATGGTGGAAAATGGGATATCACACAAGCTCATGATTATCGATGTTGGGCGTCTGAATGTGAAACCTTGAAAAATTCTGACGGTAAAATTGCAGTTTTTGATAGTTACGATGCAGCAGCTAACGTTTTGAATATCATGGTTCCGGGTCAACATATTAAGCCAACTTATGTTGAACTGGTTCCAAAACCTTTGACAGTCCGTACATGTGAATCCATGACTGAGGTTGCTGATAGTATCACTAAAGATTTAGAAACGTCCCAAGACTTTAAAAATGGTTTGGATGATTTGAATAATTTAACAATGGAGATTTGAAATGGCATTATTACCAACGTGGGAGCAACATAATTACGAACAAAATATTCGTAAGATATCAACAAAACAATATAAAGAAATGGTCAATGACGTTAGAGATATGTTATGGCCACATCGTGATAAAATTCAAGCTGTAGGTGATATTTTCACCTATGTACCATTCGCTAAAAGCATCTCGGGTCGTGATACCCGATTACAATGTAGTATTCATTATGAAAACGGTCATTTGGATATGAGCTTTCAAAGTGCCAATGGTTACTGTGACCATTTGTTTGATATGAACGTTTCAAAGAAACTGTTTGGATTACGTACTGAATCAAAATTTAGTGATGATTTGTATAAGTTTTCACCAGAATTCTTGAAAACAGCTATTAGTCAGGTTCTTCAGTCGTATACGAAAGAAGAAAAGGCTGAAATGTTCCGTGAAGCCAATTTGAAATCCTTACCTGACACCTTTACTTATGACATCAGTATGGTGGAACATTGTCAAATGATGTCCCTTAATGAAATACGTGATACGATGGATTATAGTACTTCAGGGTATGTGATTTATCTGAATGGTGGCAAATTTGATATTTTGCATGCGCATGAATTTCGCTGTTGGGCTTCTGATTGTGAAGTTTTAAAAAATTCTAATGATAAAATTGTCGTATTTGATAGTGAACGTGTTGCACAAGATGTACTAAATGTTATGGTATCGGGTGAATATATCAGACCTAGACACATTGAAATGACTCCAACACCTTTAACAACTCAGACTTGTAAATCGTTTACAGATGTTGCTGATAAAATCACACAAGGTTTGGCTGATTCAAAAGATTTTAAAAAGGGTCTTGATGATTTGAATGATTTGACAATGGTTGAGTTTCATTAATGAACAAGTTTGAAAGATGACCATGTCATCTTTTTTGACTTTTGTCACGTTTCATGGTATAATAGGGTTATTAAGGAGATGACATGGTTAATCAAATTGAAGACATTATTCTAAAACATCATCAACGTTTCTTCAATGAACGTGAATATGAAAGTTTCACCAGTGAAAACGTTTCTTTGAATGTAACGCCTATTGTTTTTGGTAATGATGGTCGCAATGGTATTGATTATCAGTTATATGAAAATGACAAAGTGGTTTTTGAAGCGGGTATGGATATTGACGAATTTAGATATGTTGAATTTGAAACAGAAAATACGATTCAAGACAAATCTGAATTCTTTAAACAATTAGACGTCATAGATTCTGTTATAGATTCACAAATGACACTTGAATTGACAGATGATGATTTGAATTTTCAATCACTAATAGAATATGGAGAACTATAATGGTTTCGTTAAATGAACTTCTGGTTGATAAGGATATTCATAAACAGTATGAAGCTGTTTTAAATGATTTTGTTGAGGAGATGTGGAATCGCGTGACGACTTAAAAGGTTATGGAAAATATCTCACGGTTCCTTTGGATTTTCCAACAGAAAACAATTTGCGGGTATCAGCTGTTTACAATAACAACCAATTACATATGAGGTTGGCATTGAATGACTATGAGACCAAGAACACCTTGTCAGATGTTTTGGTCTCAAAAGGTCTCTTTGGTAAATCTGTAAACTATCAACATTATGGTAAAATTTTAGATGTTTCGCCAGCCTATTTAGATGTGGCTGTTCAACGTTTGATTGATGATACTCAAAAAGAAGAATTAATGGAACAATATGTTGAAGCTAACCAAAAATCATTACCACAATCATTTCGTATTACAGATGAAATTGTGGATACCGCTACATTTGTTTCGTTGGATAAGGCTGATGTGAAAGAGTTAACGAAATTTACATTTGTACCTGAATATGGCAAATTAGAAGTAAGGTCAGTCTTTGATGCGAAGACGTTTACAGATAAATGTTTACTGTTTGCTGATTATCGTGGTAATCTACTTTGTTATAATTCAGAAAAAGAAGCTCAAACAGCTTTGAATCTCATGGTTGACCATGAGTATATTCGTTCACGAGACCAACGATTTAGACAAACAGATATGAATGACGTGATGATTGTTGACTCAATAAATGATGTCACGGCTGTGATTTATGACAGTTTGTCGATAGTGGATGAATCATTTTCGGCTATCGTGGATGACTTAACTCGTTATCAAGAACAAACGGAAACAGAATTGAAGAGGTGATATGGAGTTTTTAGATAAAGTAGACATAGAAGAAAAAGCTTGTAATACGGTTCATAAAGATTATGAAGAACTTGTTCATGAGGCGTTGGTTCGTCTTTGGCCAGAACGACATCGATTTAATGTATCCGGGAAACATCCAATGGTTCAATTTCAATGGTCAGAATTCAAACATGTTCCCAGTGATGTAACGGATTTGGGTGCTGTTCATCAATTCACTAGTTCTTTGAAATTTGCTGATAAAATAATGGATTTTGAGTTGCGTGATGAATTTTCAGAGACACCACTTTTGCATATTCATGCTAAGCCTTCATTATTTGGCAAAAAGTATGATTTTAAATTTTCCGATAACATTTTAAATTATTCACCAGAATATTTAGATGTTGCATTATCACAACTTTCAGAAGAAAAGCCAGAAGAGATTCTTAATCTGCGATATTATCAAGCAAACATTGATTCACAACCTGACACGTTTCGATTTTCTAAAGAAATGACTGAACATGTTAAACTTGTTGATTTGAATGATTTGAATACTTTGAATCAATCTGAATACAGTATTATTTATCAAATGTATGGCAAATTTGCAACAGCTACATTAGATGAATATAACAGGGCTGAATATGCTGGTATTGTTTTTCAGAATTCAGAAGATAAAGTGTTCGTTTTTGACACAGTGGCTTATGCTAGTCAAACGTTAAATTTGATGATGGATAATAAATATATTAGCCCACAAAGTCAAACAGGTGATACATTTGAATCGTTTTCAGATATGGTTACTGTTCATTCATTACCAGAATTTGCAAATATGATGTCACAAGAAATTGAAAATAAATCATTTAAAAATAGTTTAGATGATTTGAAAGAAGAAAAACTACAGATGTAAAACAATGAATCCCGGATTCTTAAATATTGTAGATGCTAAAGAAAATCAAAATAGTATTGTTGAAGATAATAAAACTGCACATAAAGAATATTTGATAGAATATGGTAAATTCTTTTATGATATGCGAGACAAACTTGAAATGATTGGTGGCTATAAAATTGATGTCCCGTTAACATATGGTACCACAACATTATCCGAGTCTAATCGATTATCTGGAATAGTGGGTTGTGACCAAAAATCTGTCAATATTTTTTTGTATGAAAAATTATATGGTACAGGGTATAGATTGGCTGATATTAAAGTCGATGACCCAGACAAGGTATCTGTGCAGTTGTATCCTGATATTGCTGATTTTTCACCAGAATATTTGAAGACAGCCTTGGAAGAAACAATTCGTTCAACAGATGAAAAGTTTTTGACAGAACATCTTCGTAAAGCAAATCAAGAATCGATTACCGATTTGCGTTACGCACCTAAAATGCTCGAAAATGCGAGTACAATCAGTCCTGAACTGGCTAAACGTATTGATAGAGACTTATTCGTATCTGATTCAGATGTTGCGTATGAATTTGGTGATAAGCGGACTCTTGCTGTTTGTCACGGTCGTTTATCCATTGTTCAACTTAAAAATTTAGACAATACAGATGTTCTTAAAGATTCACAAGGCAATCTCATTGTTTATGATACGGTTGAAGATGCCGTACAAGCAGCAGCTGTTATGACATCTTATAAGAATATGAACCGAGATGTTCAAGATAAATTGGCTCACATGTCTCATAGCTTTGGGGCGGCTCAAGATGTTAACAACGTGACTGAATTAGCTGATATGATTTCGCAAGGTCTGAGTGAGAACAAAGACTTTATTGATGGCTTAGATGATTTAAAAGAAACTGAATTAACGAGGTAAAATAAAATGACAAAGAATTATGAATCACTAGATGTGGATTTTGGATATCGTACTCAAAATTGATTCAGAAACTGAATCAATTCTTCGTGAACATGGTTTTGAGAAAACGACTACAGAAATTGAACGTTTTGCTGATTTGGGACAAGACCCTAAAACTGTACAACTGGAAGTTGATGTTCAATATCCTGAAAATGGTATCAATGTTGTTCTGACCGAAATCGATGGGGAAAATCGTCAACCGGTCATTGATATGGACATTGTTGACCGTGAAGTCACTTCTGTTCATTCACATGACGTTATTCGTCGTTACAAACCAGATGACCTTGCATTGACATTTGAAAAGGTTATGTTTGAACAAGTTCATAATCATTTGGATTTATCTAACGATTTGAACGATTTAAAAGAAACTGAATTACAAAAATAAGGAGTTTTACTCCTTATTTTCATGTTCTGGTACTTGCAAAGTTAGCAATGTCATGATATAATGGTTATATACGTGAAAGGTGAATATTATGTCCAAATTAGAAACATATCGTGCCGTCACTCAAGGCTTAACTCAGGCAGACACTAGTTTCCGTGATGCTGTTGAAGCTCTTGACCATGAAATTAAGACGGACTTTTATAATAGTAAACGTAATACCATTAATCGACTAAATCAACGTACGGTTGGTCTTGTTCCAAATGATGAAAAACCAGTTGAAATTGTTGGTCTGGTTGATTTCAGGCAAAAGAAAATCACCTTGAATGAATTATCAGGTGAAGAAACCTATAATTTAGATGATTTTGACCCACGTTATTTGCGTGTCCTTAATCAAAATGTACATGGTGGTGAACGGAATCCTGATGAATTACCATTATCTAAATTATCAGTTGAACTTTTAGATGCTCAAGTTGATGAACCAACACAAGCGCTTCCATTTAACAATATTGAAGACAAATATGATATTACGTCAACTCGTCGTCAATTGGAACAAGCATTTGCAAATGAAATGGTTCTTTTAGTTGAGTTAGATGAGTTCGTAAAAGACAATGGGTTAGAGTCTGTTTTTGAAGCTCATAAAGATGAGTTAATTCAATTAGTGGATAAAAAGGCTTTTGCTCAATCATTTAATGATGCTGTGGTTGATTTGGGTCGCTCAGCTGAACATATTCTGGGGGCTTAATGATGCTAGAGATTTCTAAAGAAATCTTCGGTACAGAAGATTATGAATCTGTACTTGAAGTATTGGCGCCAAGTGATGCCTTGGTGCGTGAATTTAATAAACGAATTGAAAAATTGAGGTAAACATGTCAAACGCTAAAGATTTTATTAAACGTAAACTATCAGTAGATGTTGAAGATGCATTAGACCGCATGGATACTGAGACATTAAATCGTTTTGCTACAATTATGCGTCGTCCGAACTTACAAGTTCGTATGAGCCGAGACCGGGCACCTTATGGTGTGGTTATTGGAACACCTTATGGGTCTGTTCTTTTAGATGACTCTTTAACATCAATTGACATGGTTTACGTCAATGGTGCTCGTTTCTCTGTTAAAGAAAACGGTATCGATGCTATTGAAAAACTTGTTGATAATGTTGAGTCAGCTAAAGAAGTCTTGGGTTCTATTCAAGGACGTCAAAAAAGTGGTCGTAAAACACGGGCACGTCGTCGTTCACAAGATGAAGTGTCTATTGAAGATATTCAAGTTGCTGCAGCAGCTGATTTGCAAGCTGCTGGAATTCAATATGAAAATATTTTTTCTGAATTAAATGGTCTTTTATTAGACTCAAACGTATCAGCTTCAGATATCGTTGATGAACTCTTCTCATTTAATGTTGATGAAAAAGATATTCCTTACTTCTTGACTCATGAAAGTCAATATCGTATGGATATTCTGTCACGTGTCTATAATGTTCCACTTGGAACAGCTCAAATGAACTATGAGTTTGAACCAATTACAGCTGATGACAGTTTCTTGGGTCGTCTGATGACATCCATTGGTGTTGAAGAAGCTGAATACGATGCTAAAAATGGTGTTCTGCGTGTTGGTGAACGTTTAATTACAAACTTGCCATCAGTAGATGAAAAGGGTGTGTTCTCAAATGGTAATAAACGTTATTTGCCATACCACATCGGATACTTTGCTGAGGGTGAGGGTTCTCGTGTTGAACGTTTACGGGTAATTGACCCTGTTCAAACAGCTCTTGACTCTGTTAAACTGCAATATGATATGTCTTCTGGGGACATTAAGTTCCAAACAATTTTGGACGTTACTCGTAATCTCATTGATTTCGACAAACACCCATATGGTGAAGAAATCCTTGATACACTGAAACGTAAAATTGTATTAGATAAGTCATATGCTTCCACAAACTCACTATTGAATGAGTTCTATGATAAAACAGATGATTTGGGCGCTGTTAACACTATGATGTTAGACGAAGATGCTCGTGGTCTTATTGACCCACTGGGAACTTCAAATGGTTCTAACATGGGTATGATTTTCTACTTAACAAAAGATGCTCAAATTAATCCTGATGGAACTTTAATACGTGGTGAATCAGAACACTCACTTGTTGGTGATATTCTAAATGAACACTTTGTTGATAAAGATAACTTTAACCGTAACCAAATGAGTTTCAATGCTATGTTGACTTCAACAGACGTGAAGAAACTGAAAGTTGCTTATGCTGAATTTGGTCTCTTTAACAGTGAAGACGCTGTTGTCATGACGCAAAAAGGTGCAGAACAATATGGTTACAGTGATGAAAACGGTGAAACTCATGGTGTTAAACGTGTAGGGGACAAAATGGAAGACTTGGGACATGGTAACAAGTCCGTTATTTCCTTGATTGTTGACCCTGAAATGGACTTAGAAACAGCTCGTGAACAACAATTGGAAAACGCTGTCAAATTTGCTCAGTTAAATCCAGATGTTGATATGGTTGTTAGTCCAATTTCCCTTGCGTCACGTATGAACATGGGTGTGGCTCATGAAGGTCTTGCGGGCCAAACTTCAGACTTACATTTACCTGATGGAACTGTCGTGAAAGACGGTGTCACTGAAATCATGTATATGAGTCTGCCTCAAACTGCAGAACACAAGTCTAAAGACTATGCGGTTGAGGGTCAAGGTCGTCGTTACTCAACTCTGTTCCGTTATGCTTTGGCTTCTAAAATCGGTATGGATATGTACAACCAAGCCTTTGTCAATGATGAAGTACGGGCAGAACATATCGATAAAGCAGCAACAGCCTTTCAACGTATGGGTATCTCTTTTGTAGATGATACACAACTGGTAACTCCGGGTAACGTAAAACAAGTTGTTGATGCGCCAACGATTGATGTATCTGAATATGCTGGATTTACACCATCAGTGATTCGTTTGTCTCTAATGAAACAAATGGAAAACGGACAAATCAATATTGATTTGGGTGAAAATCAACTCGTATCTCCATTGACTGGTGAAGTCATGAAAGACAGTGATGGACGTAATATTTTACCAATTCGTGTAACTGAAGGCGGAATTATTCCTTATCGTTATTCAGAAATCTTTAAAGATTTGTCTCTGGGTAACACAAAGAACTTACAACGCCACTATGACCACGCTGTTGGTAATGACTACTCATTATTGACTCGTAAAAACAATATTCTGAAGAATATTGATACGATGACCTTTACTGAGGGTGCTCACACGGATATCATTGTTCCAGACCCACGTCTTGGATTAGATGAAGTTCGTTCAACACTGGATACTGCTCGTGTCATTGCTCACCGTGACCCTGCTATTAAGTCTGGTAATACTATTTTCTTCAAGAACGTTGGTGGTGGTGAAGCAAACGTTATGCATATGCAACCGTTGATTGCTCCACAACAAGATAAAGACTATGATGGTGACTCTGAGGGTGCAAGTAAAGAAGAACAACTGAACTTGACTCAGGCTGGTCGTGATGAAATGTATAATCGTTCATCTGTAACAGAACAATTGAACCACTATGGTGAAGTTTACTTAGCTTTAGGTGGACACTTTAAGGCTGCTGCAACTGCTAACAACATTGACACTTCTGATTTGACATTTGATGATGGTAAGTCTAATGAAGAGTTACAAGCCTTAGTTGAACGTGACTTGAAACAAATTGTGAATAGTCCACAATCATATGGTGCTTATGCTCTGTCATTTACGGATAAACAGTCTCTGTTAGATTCACTTGGTAAACTGGCTGATGACGGTATTAAGGGTAATCGTGCTGACTTGGAACACCATTTTGAAAATGGTTATACAGTTGATGAAAACCGTGCCGTGATGAAAGCCTTGATTGCTAAGTCTGAATGGACTGGTTTGGCTGGTTCTGTAACCAATGATTTGATTGCAAACTTGGGTGACCAAGAATTCGATGCTGAATTGGTACGTACAGCAATGGACATCACTCATACGATGACACAATCAGTACTTCAAATGAAGAAAAACGCTGACAAATTGCCTGTTATTGACCAAGGTATTAAAGACATGAAGTCTGTAATGTCTGGTAAGTATGATATTGAACGTTCACGTCAAGTACTTAAAGAAGTAACGAACGGTTTGATTCCGGAACAAGCTGTAGATAAGTTTGTTAACTTGGTTGCAGCGAAACAAGAACCTGAAGCTAAGTTTGGACATGGTGTTCTGAATGGAACTGATATGTCAACAGCAAAACTGTCATATAAATCAGGTAAACAATTTGGTAAAGCTCTGAAAGACATTACCAATGAACAAATAGGCTTAGATGATGACCTTGCGTCTCTTCTAAACCAATTCTAAGAGGTCAAATATGACCTCTTTTTTGCTTTTTTAGCAATGTTGTGATATAATAGAAGAAGAATAATGAAACAGGTGAATAAGATGACAGAATTTGAAAAATTACTTGAAATGGCACGTAATGGGGAAAACCTAGATACTTTAGTACATCATGAATCTGAAGATGTTCGTGCAACTGTGGCAACACATGGGCGTGAACAAGATTTAGATATTTTAGTCAATGATAAAAGTGATGACGTCTTATTTGAGGTGGCTGTCTTTAATCGTCCACAAGATAATTTGATTTTAACTGAAAATGGCTTTTTTGACCGTTTATCTGAAGAAGAAAAAGAACAGTTAGAGGAGATGCGTGCGTCACAACTAACTTTTGATGATTTGGAGTCCTTACAAGAAGCGGGGTTAGTCAATGAGTAAATTAGGTGCTGTTGGAGATTTAGTCAACAAGTTTCGTATTAACCGAGCTTTGGCGAAAACAAATTTTGGATATGTTGAAGGTTATTTATATGTTTCACGAGATGATGAACGTCAATTCATTCAAAATGTTGTTGACTCCATTGGATATCTGCCAGATTCGTTAATTGATGAAATGAGTCCACGTTTAATGCAACAGTCTGTTGGATACATGTCAGATGAACAAGTTCAAAAGATTCTTGATAAAGATTTGTATAGTGAAACAACACTTGCTGCGTTAGATAACAGTGTATTAAATAATCGTGACGTCACATATGACCATTTAGTTTATAGTGACCATACAGATGTACAAACCTACTTGGCTGAGTTAGGCGATGAGGAACATCTTGTTTATTTGATACGTCATGGTCAACCTGAAACTCAGGCTCGTGCTGTACCAAAGGTGCCTGATAATGAATTAGATGCGTTGATGGAACTCGGAACAACTGATGTCGTTTATAAGGCGATTGCTCGTCGTGGACGTCCACAAGATTTGGATGTTTTAGTAAGACATGATAATGAGGATATTCGAGCTGAAGTGGCTGCTCATAAACGGGACACTGATTTAGACTTGTTGGTACACGATAAGTCTAATGTTGTGTTACTTGAAGTGGCTATTGCTGGTAGGCCTCAAGATTTGGATGTCTTGATGTCACGACATGTCACTGATGGTTTATCATCAACTGTTGTGGATGCTGTTATCGAGCATAAACGCCCACAAGATTTGGCGATTGCATTGCATGACTCAAATCCTAAAATTAAATTCTTGGCAGAACAATATACTGAAAGTTTGAGTCATGAAGACCAAGAAAAAGTGGCAAATTTATCTCGGACATACAAAGAACAGTTAGAAGCAGCCTCTAAGGCTGTACAAGGCTCTGTAAGCCTGTCTAACGATGACTTAAGGGATTTGTCCGATAAACAATTAGAGGTCTAATTTGGGCCTCTAATTGCGTTTTAAGAGGTGTTGACAATTATTGGACACAAAGTATCAAAATGTTCATAAAATATTGTAATTTACTACGTTTACATGCGACAAAAAAGTTGAGATGTGGTATAATAGACGTAGATGATAGTTTATGGTCAACATTTTGCAATTTTTCACGTTTTATGATATAATATAGGAAAACGATGATTGAGGTAATACTGTGAGTAATGAATTAAGAAAAGAGTTGGGACAAGCCTTTACTCTACATGGGAATTATGTTCATGTGGATTTGGGTAAATTGGCCAACTATCATACAGATGAATATCGTGATTTGATTACTAAAGATGAGGCAATTGCTTTGTTTAATAAGGTCTCTGAAGCAAATGGAGTACCAACATTACAAGATCCTCGTGGTTATTTTAAACCATTAGAAAATAATATCTATGACTATTTAAAAGATGCTTATCAAGATGAATTTGAAGAACAGTTGGATAATATTGAACAAGGTTATTCATATGGTACAACTTATGCACTTGAAGCTGTTTTAGATAAGTTAGATAAAAAGGTTGCTAAGGATATTCGTCGTTTTGTACCTGAAAATATGAAGTACAATGAATTGCGATTTGTTGAAGCAACTGATGACGTTTGTGATGTAATTGATGAGTTTGCTAAGACTCGTGTTCAATACAGTCAGGTTTATTCTATTCGCCGGTCTGTGGATAAAACACGTCTTGATGCTTTATTAGATAAGTTACAAAACTTAGGTCATGATTTAACAAACGCTATTGGTGAGTCTATTGCTTTATCTGATGAAGAATTGTCACAAGCATATGAAAACCAAAATGGATTATCAACAGAAGATTTACAAGATTTAGGCGGAGATGTATATGAACGTTAATGCAGATTTATTCCAACACTCAAACCCAAATGAATGGGACAAAATTGATGAAGCTTTGTCGGGTAAGAAACTAGACATTCATCGTAATAACCCTTCGGAATTTGTTCAAGCAGCAGTTGCTCGTTATGGTCGTTTAGAAGATTTAAACTACTTAATTGATAGTGAACATCCATTCGTTTTGTCTGAAATTGCTCTTCATGAGCATAAAGAACACTTAGACCAATTGGTCAATCATAAGGATTTCTCTGTACGTTTGACAGTGGCTACTGTTGGTGATGATAGTCATTTAGATAAATTAGTTGATGATGATGTTAAATTGGTTCGTGCAGCGGTTGCCTTACGTGGTCGTGAAAAAGACCTTGATCATTATGTTGCTATTAATGATGAACCACTTGTGTTGGGTTGTGTCTTAAAACATGGTCGTGATAAAGACTGCGATGCCTTAATCAATCATCAAGACCCAACTGTTCGTGTTAAGGTTGTTGAAGTTGGACGTATGTCGGATTTAGTAAAGACCTTATTTGATGATGACCAACATGTAAGAGAAACAGCTGAAAAACAATTGGCTAAATTATCTGATGTCAAAGCAAAAATGGTTTCTGATTTAGCTATTAAATATGTTCAGGCTGAGTTTGAAAACGCATTGGATAATGATTTAAAAGATTTATACAAGGATACTCATGCACAAATTTGATAAAATTAAAACAGCTGCTGATAAACGCTTAGCTTTAGATAAACGTGGAAAAGCCGCACCTGTTGACTTTAAATCAGGTGATAAACTCATCTTGTCTGAAAAACTTGATGGGTTTAACACCTCATTAGATACTTTAGGTAAAACCTACTCCCGTTCGAATGAACTTGGTGGAGATATGACTCATCATAAAAAGTTGATTCCTTTCGTTGACTTAGCACCACGGGTGACTGAATTGGTGAAAGACTTTTATGGTGTAGAACATGATTTTCAAGTCTTTGGTGAATTTATGGTGACTGACCGTATTATTCAATATTCTGAAGACTTATATGATAAGTGGTATCCATTTGATGTGTATAACTTATCAACAAAACAATATTTAGGGCCTTTGGCTGCTCGTGAGTTTACTGAGTTTATGCTTGAACGTGACCCAGATTTACATAATCATATTATTCCATTACAAGTGATTGATGAAGCCTACGAATTTACATCTTATGAAGATTTAGAAGAGTATGTTTACAATCAATCATTGAACTCAGGCTTCGGAGAAGCCGGCAAGATGGAAGGTATCGTTGCTTATAATTATAATGGGTTACGGGCTAAAATTGTCAATAAAGAGTTCAAAGAGACTCAACGTACTGTGAGTAATGCTAAAGGGCACACAAAGGCTGTGCAATGGGTAAATCAATATTTGACTCAGCCACGATTGACAAAATTGGTCAAAAATGCTTTAATTGAAGAACAATTAAATCCACATGCGTCTGATTATTTCACTACGCAATTGGAGCAAATGAAAGAAATTGTTTGGCAAGATATTTTAGAAGAGTCTATTGATACACCTGAATTCAAGGGTAACGATTTGAAAAATGTCTTGAATAAAATTGAAGCAAAAACCCGTTTAACAATGTTAGATGAGAAGAAATATTCAACATCAGTTGAATTATCTATGGATGATTTGAATTTTACTGATGATTTGAAATTATAAGACATTGGCTGTCATTTGACAGCTTTTGGTCTATATAGAATAGGAGCTTTATGTCACAATTTGTATTTTCATCATACGCACCTAAACAAGCTGTTGCAGGTGTTAAGTATGTGAATGTAAATTTTCACTCACCAAATGGTTCGGTTAAAACAATTCCTTATGCCTTTACAAGGCAAACAGGTACTCGCTTACGGCAAGCTGTTGATGAATCAAAATTAAATAAGGATAATTTTGTCTTGTTTCGGACAAAGGCTGGTTTTTCACCTGTTTCTTTTCTGCTTGTAAAAATGCGCCAGACCATTGTCGTTTGTTACAATTTGATGGATTAGTTCATGTTGATAACCCACAAGAGAAACGAGCTGAATTACAGTTGGATTCTTTGTTTGGAAAATCAGTTTCTGATGAACAAGAGAATAAATATATTTATGTTGGGCCTGAAGTTTTTCGTAAGTCTTTTAAGGAACAAGCTTTAGCTTATGCGCCAGTTGAGACGGAGTCCTGTGAAATGGCACCTAAAGGTGAATACGTGTTTCAAAGTCGTCAAAGCTCTCAAAGACCTAATTTGAAATATGTCAATGTTACATTTCCAAATAATAGAATTGTTCAATACTCTTATGGGCCTGAAACAAAGAAATATTTGGATGCAGCCTTAGATAATGAGAAAATCTGGTTTGATATGTTATCAAATGCTGAAGACGAAGATTTTAAGAAAATCAGTATTGAGTATATTGATAAAATAGCACCAAACCAACAAGTGAGAGAATTAGTCTTTGTTGGAGCACGCAATGTGCGTAATATTAATCAATTTCGTAAAGAATTGGGATTAAAACCCGTTCGAAATGAGCGTTTAGACTTAGAAAATGAATATTATACGGTTTCTGTATTTCCTGATAGTGCTGTCAATCGAGATACTGGACAAGCTTTATTCAAAGAATTTCTTGAACGTTCATCATTAACCTATACATTTCAAGACCGACGTGAAAAGCAATCAGTCACAAAATCAGATACTAAAATAAGTGATAAAGAAACATCAACTAAAGAGAAAACACAAAAAGTCATCAAGAATAGTAAATATGAATTAGTCAAAGATGATGTCAAAGAGGTTACGTATAACACAAGACATATGACCAATCAAACTGCGACGGTTTATCGTATTCGTGCTTTGAAAAACTTTGGTGATGTAAAAGCTGGAGATTTAGGCGGATATGTGAGTTCACAAGATAATCTTGGTCGTTCAGGAACCTGTTGGGTTCATGATGATTCTGTCGTTGCTGGTACCGGTAAAGTGATGGGTAATTCACAGGTTCGTGACCATAGTTTCATTTATTCAGGCGTTCATGTTCGAGGTGACTCTGTTATTAGTAACTCAACAGTGATGAATAATGAATCTAAAACTTTGAAAATTGTAGTTGAAACCATTACAAATCAGGTGATTGGTAAAAAATGTGTTGAAACGCACAAAGAAATAGTGTCTGAGAATAGTATTGAAGACTTAGATGCTATGTTGGAAGCTTTCAAAAATGCTGATAAGTCAGATGAAGAATTGTTTGACGAAGAGTTTGCAGAGTATGAAAGTATGCTTCAAGACTTCCAAAGATGAAGTCTTCTGTAATCTGAAAGGGTTTATAAAATGACAACATATTTAATCGATGTTGAACTTGCAACAAATCAAAATGTAATGACTGTTCGAAAAGCTAATGATGACGATATGAAAAAGTTTTTATCAAATGTTGATGATGCGATAGATGTCTTCTATATGTCTGAATATGAGGCTGGCGATTTGGTTGAAAAGTTTATTGATGCATTCGTAGACAACTATATTGATTTTATTGAAGACAAAGATTCTTTTTATACACTAGTTTCTGAAGTTGATTTGGTAGATATGTTATACGCAATTGTATCACATGGTATGACATATTATTTACAACAATACGGGTACTGTTCGACAGATGTCATCTATCGTGAAGTTCGTTTTATTGAAGAGGTAGCACGAACACAAGAACAACTTGATGAAGATAAAGCTAATCAAAGTATTTGTGTTAGTAATGGTAAATTTCGTGTTGAGGTCTTGGAATTACCAACACTTCGTGAGCAAATTCAAAAGATTAATATCCCTAATCATGATAAAGTAATTTTTTACGAAAAAACCCGCAAAAAAAATAGGGACTAAGAGCCCCTTTGACTAAACAGGTCACTTAGACCTGTTTTTCTTTTTGTTCGTACTTTTTGAGCTACAGCTTTAAATGATTGGATATTTCCAACAAAGACCACTCGTGATTTAGCACGGGTTAAAGCGGTATATAAAATGTTACGGGTTAAGAAGTTGTTTTGTTCTGTGACATTTCGAACAATTGGAATTATAACAGTTCCATATTCTGAACCTTGTGACTTGTGTATGGTCAAGGCGTAGGCTAATTCTAATTCCTCAAATTCTAAAAGTCCAAAGACTTCTTTATAACCGTCAAAATTAACTGTAATTGTCCATTCAGACGCTTGGCCATTCATGTTAATTGTTTCAACAATTCCCATAGAACCATTCACAACATGTCGATTTCGGTTTTTCTTACAGACAACACGGTCACCTTCACGAACAACATTGTTGTTAATGCTGAGCATAACAGTAGATGATGTTGGGTTAAAGACATCTTGAACAGCGTCATTTAAACGTGGTACAATATCTTGAGCAATAAGACCCATTTGTTCAGCGTTGAGATTACGATTGTAATAAGGAGTTAAAATCTGAAAATCAGCTAATTCATCTTGTTTTGGTCGCAAAATCTTTTCTGTTAACGTATATGGTAAACGGTCATTGACTTCAGGAACAAAGAAAACATCAGACTTATCATCAAACCATGTTAAATCTGGAAATTCACCATTTAAAACCATATTGGCTAAGGGAATAATGTTTGAGTCATCTGTTTGACGTTTAACTTCTGTTAATTGGATATGTGGATACGCTGTTAACAAATCATCAAAGACTTGTCCCGGGCCAATTGATGGTAATTGGTCAACGTCTCCAATAATGAATAATTTACAATTCAATTTTTGAGCAACTTCAAAGACACAACCAGCTACAACTGTATCAATCATTGAGGCTTCATCAACAACCATGAGTTTGACGTTGTCCTTTTTTAATGCTTCAACAGTTGGTTCCATATCGTTTACTAAAGCACCCGGCGTTATTTGTAAACGACTGTGAATGGTACTAGCTGGGAATCCTGTTTGCTCCATCATTCGTTGAGCTGCTTTTCCCGTTGGTGACATACAAATGATTTGATTTGGACGCAAGTGATACAAAACAATGTGAGCTTTTAGAATACCTGAGAGAACGGTTGTTTTGCCCACACCAGGCCCGCCTGTTAATAGAAACAGGTGTTCATCTAAGGACGTTTCAATAGCTTCACGTTGTTTTTCAGTGTATGCAAACGTTTGCATAGAATTAAGTGATTCTATAATGTCCGTCTTATCAAGGTTATCGTGTTGAGATGCCAACATTTCAGCAGTTTTGAAAATGGTTTGTTCAGCCTCATATAGATTCGTGGGTTGGTAACCATGTTCAATTTGCGTGATATGTTCAGACTCTAAAGCCTGTTCAAAATCTTCATAAGAATACAATTCACTGAAATGGGTATTATACAAGGTTTCAACATATTCATGGGGTAAATAAGTGCTCCCAATGTCAGTGATATGTTGCTCAATAGCCTTAACTAATAAGGTACTCAAGCGTCTTGGGTCGTTTTTAGGAATTTTTAACTTGCCAGCAATTTTGTCACAAACACTAAGTCCCATATTTGGAACAGTCAGTATCATTTCCCAAGGATTATCCAACATGGCAGTATAGGCTTTAGTCCCATAGACTTGATACATGGATTTAGCAAAGTTGTTACGTTTACCAACATATGGTTGCAATTGGGAGATAACTAAAGACTCCATAAGGTCATTATCACGTCCTAATACGTCCTGTAAAACATATTTGAGTCGGTCAGATACTGTAGCTCTACTTAACTCCAAAAAGGCTTTGGTGGCACTAAGACCAGAGTCTTTGTATGACTGTAGTTTACGGTTTAACTCATTTTGAACTTCATAACGGTCAGCTGACTCTGATAAGAGGTCAGAAATGTTGTCATATGTTAAGGGCTGGGCTAATAAGAGTTTGACATCAAGAGATAAGGCATAGGCACCATTTTCAAATTGATAACGATTAACATTTCCAATCAATGTTGCTTCATGGGGTAATGGTGCTGCTGATGTGTAAGTAAAGTTTACAAGACCACGTTTATAGACATAGTGTTTAAACTCTTGATTTTGCGTATTACATGTAGTGAAGTCAACACTACCACGATACCAAACATTGGAATTTTTATCATTTTGGCGTGTCTCAATAATAGAAATAACGCCATGAACTTCTGTTAGGTTGGTATCGAGTAATGTTGCTTCATCTATTTCTAAATAATTTTTACTCATAAAATTCAAATTCTGGTTTATCAACCACTGGTGGTTCAGCGTTTATTTTCTCAGGTTTACGTCGAATAGTATGTGACATTAGCTCTGATGGACGACCAGCAAGATATGTTGAACCCAATGTTTCAAACATATTATCTGATTCATCAAACATGATACCCAGTTCGTCTTTACGTTTAGTGACATACTCCTGAAATGATGGAATTTCTTCTACAACATCTTTGACGGGTTCTATTTCGTCCATATTCACATTATAGAGTTGAGCCAAAGTGTCCATTTGAGCTTTGAAAACAGCGAACTCAGTCGTTATGTCTTGTTGAAGTTTTTCATAATCAGGAATTAATAAGTCCCATGCTTTAGCAACGAGGTCTTTGGTGTTTTGATTGATTTCACCGATTTCAAAGTATTCTTTGATTAAGGGCACGATTTCATCAGTCAAACGGTAATTATTGGGGTTCAACTTGTTGATATAATATTCTACTAATTGAAATTGACTAAGTGTGTCAAAATCAATAGTGCTTTTAGTTGTTCCATATTCATAATACTCAATTAACATTTGAGCCTTGACTGGGTTTTTATTATAGATTTGTTCGATTTTGTTTGATACATGTGTATTTAACATGTACGACTGGAGTCGTTTAATCCATGGATTTTGTTTGATATGGTCTTGTAACCATGTAGTTGATTTTTTCCATGTTGGTTTTTCTGACATGCGGTTACCTTTCTAGCAGTTGTCGGGCTTGCTGGTTTAATTGAGTGATTTCTTCTTGTCGATGAAGTCGTTGCACTGCGTCTTCTAAAGAACTTATGTGTACTTTCAGATTTTCCAATTCAATACGACGCATTTCTTCTTGAAATTTGCGAGTTGTTTGCTTATTGATAAGTTGTTCAACCTTGTTGTATAAGGTTTGAGCCTCTTCTTGGAAATTACCTGTATCAATTATTTTTTGAATTCGTGGTAATGATTCAGTGTCCTGTTCAGGTTTATATCTAGGTTCTTCAGCTTTTGGAAATCCATTTTTAAGTGTCTTAGTCAACTCTTCAGGGGTTGATGATTTGTTTTCATCTTTAAAATCGTCTAAGATTTCTAGCCATTCAAGTTTATTGTAAAATTGTTCTGCCACCAAGTCATATTTATCTTCTGAAACAAAGTTCATTTTTAGTACATAATAGAAAAAGACAATAATGATATATAATACTGTTATTGTCAATATTAATATTAATAATGCTAACATAAAACCGAAACTTGTTATCAAAAAGTCAAACGGGCTGGATGTGTCTATTTTGAACAAGTCTAATATATTAAATTTATCCATTATTCTCCTTTCAGAAGCTCATTTGCTTTTTTGTCCATATAACATGGTCGATGTAACCAATACTCTGAGAACTTCCAATAATCAGGGTCTGTATGGTAGAGCCATGTGAATAATTTTTCAAATCGTTGATAAATCTTTTCAGGTTTATTGGCAAAAAATTTATTAGTTATAAAAATAAGAAACAGAGCTAATAGATATTTTCCTGTTAATGTTAAACCATAGATTATCATAAGACCAAACAAAATCCACAATACAAATAAAATAGTTGACATGTTGTATTTCTCCTTTAATAAATGAGAGACCGTTATTTCACGGTCTCTTTGTTTTCAAATCTGTCTGCAATGAGACAAAACATGAATGCAACGCCCATAAATGGGACAATATTGTTAACTAAAGCTTGTAAATCGATAAACATGTCATCACCTCAATCCCATACTTTATCCAGTACATGCTTTGCATGACTGTTCAATTCTGTTCGTTTACGTTCATTTTGAACTTCTTCAAACATGGCAATATATTTACCAACATCGGTTAATTGTTTGTTAATTTCAGCACGGGCATAACCTGTCAGTTGGTCTCGTTTCTCATATAGTTTTTCAACTTGAGTTTTAAGTGATACAACAGCTTCTTTTTCATCTTTAGCGTTTTCTAAAAGCTTGTCAATACGCTTAACATATGTGCTTGTTGTCTTTTCAGCTTTCACTTTTTCCATGTCATCAGGTATGTTGGTTGCAAATGGTGATGTACCATGGCTCATTGGGAGTAAAATTCTCAGAAAAAAACAAAAAATTTTCCATGACGCAAATAAGATGAATACCATTAAAATTAGTGTACTCGTGGTTCTTATGAATGATTTAGCGTTTTCAGTTGTGTCTTGACTGGCTTTCACTTCAGTATACGGTTTGGTTTCTTTAGATTTGGTCTTTTCAAAATTTAAATCCAATACGTCTTCTACATATTCTACAATATCCATTTTGGTCTCCTATAAGCGAAAAAAGGACAATGTCCTTTTTCTTAATTTGGGTAAATATAGTAAACTGGCCCATTTTCAAGTGGGTTAAACCAGCCACGGAAATCACTAATATACTGGTTACCAGCATAGTTAGATTCTGAAACTTTAATACGGGTTTCTGATTCTACATCAGTCACATAAGCTACGTGTCCATAGCCACCGCCGTCATTTGGCCACATGGCTACAGAACCGGGAATTGGTGTGGTACCAACTCGGAAACCACGAGCTTTTGCTGAGTCTACCCACATGTTAGCATTGCCCCACCAGTTGCCAACCCATGGTGCCAATTGTTTCACGCCCCAAGTACATTGTCCTACTGGATATGTGTTACCTGACTCGTGTTGAATTGCGGGTACAGAACCTGTGGTAATAGTTCCTTGTTGAGCTTTTTCTACAACTGTTTGAGCTTTCGCTTCAGCTTCTGCTTTTTCCTTTGCTTCTTGAGCTGCCTTAGCTTCAGCCTCAGCCTTTTCTTTTGCTTCTTGAGCAGCCTTGGCTTCAGCTTCTGCTTTTTCTTTTTCCTTAATTTCCTGTTTTTCCAGTGCGATACGTTTTGATTCAACAGTATTCTTTTCAGCTTCCAAACTGTTTAACTGTTTTTCTAATGTATCACTTGCATTTAGTTCAGTTGTTACTAAACCGGGTACTGTTAAAGCTGTCGCTTTAGATGTCTCCGTTTTGGCTGTTTTCATCTTCGCCTTTACGGATTTAATTGTCGATTCAAGGGTGATTTGCTCCGCCTTTAAATGTTCAATTTTTTCTGCATTGGTAATATCCTTAGTTTGTGGTTGCACAACTTCGTCAGCTAATACCGGACTTGCCAATGCAGCCCCAGTCAGGATTAGTGTCGATAGCAACAGTTGCTTTAATTTCATAATAACCTTTCATGATATAAGTGGAGATTGACTCCCTAATACTATTATATCATGAAAGGTACACCGTGTCAATCGCTGTCATGAAATTGTAATATTTCTTTGGAATTCTTGATTGGCTTCTTTAATCAATTGACTAAACAAGGCTTGTTGGTTCAAATTGATTGTGGCCCTGTGATAAAGATTTACATAAGGCCAAATATAAGGAAACCGTTTTACATTTCCGTTTGGTAACTTACATAACAATCCTGAATATTTAGCTCCAAATAAGAAGTCACGAGCGTCAACAACATCATCATAAACCTGTTCCATTAGGGTATACGTTTCAACAATGGTGTCGATTTCTTGAGATAAACGCTGTACAGTATAACCGCTGACAGAGTCATCATCAACAAAGATATAGTTATTAACTGGTAATTTACAGATTAAGGGTTTAAGAGGAATTTCCTCATCATATTCTGTACTGAGAATTAAATCTTTAGCGTGTTGTTGGAAACCAAACAATTCAAAATAACGACTGATGTTGAGTTGAATGTCACCTTTGTAATATTTATCTAAACTGATTACAGGTTTGTCAAAGTCTGGAACTTTTTCTAATTGCTCATCCACATTTACCCAATCAATTTGAGTAAATGGACTACAAAGTCGAAAAGCCTCTTCCAAACGTTGTTTGAAAATGTCATAAGCTTTTTGATAGGACTTTGACATGTAATAAAGTCCGTCATCACGTATGGCTAATCGGCGGGCCTGACTGGGTTCAGGTAAGTAGACACTGTCTACTTTTGCCGTGCTAGATGACGGGTCAATATGTTCAGGGATAATGTAGACTAAATTAGGCAAATTCAAAGTGTCATATAAGTCTTTGACCTGTTGTATATGAGTTTCATCACGAATGATGCAAATATACAAACGGTCATCAGTTTGAGCGATATAACCAAACTCATAACGGTCTGAACCAAAGACATAGGCTTGTTTCTTACAAGCAGGAAACAGCTCTGTCATGATTTGAGTAAAGTTGGTGTCATCTTCGTAGTAAAGATTTGCACGAACATCTACATGCAACCATGTATAATCACCGATTAAATCTTGAGCCAAATATTGACGCTCTTCTAAGGTGAAACGTCCATGTTTTTGATCAATGTACTTTTGATGAGCCAAAACAAAAGAACCATAGTCGACAATATGTCCTTGACTTTCAAGCCATTTTTTGGCTTCGTTCATCATGTGAACATGACCTGTATGTAATGGTGCAAAACAACCTGTTGTAATCAAACAGTAATTGTCTGTTACGGGACTGTATTCTTGTGCTTCTTTTAAGTTCTGGCATGACTGTGGTGGAATATAACCAGCTTTTTCAGCTATATCCATACCAAAATCATGTATTAGTTGTTTATAACTGTCCAAGCTGGTCACCTCACTTAATCTAAAATATAATCTAATCTTTTGTGATAGTTAATATAACCATCATCTGTTTCAGTAGACCACAAATCTAAATGTACTGCTGGTGATAAAGCAAAATACTTATGTCTGTTATAGCGATGAAGTTTATCCAAGGCGGATTTATATTCATCATATTCAGCTTGTGCGTCGTCAGACACGTTTACAGTAATTTTATGTTGACGTTCTGCTAAATATAATTCAACAATATCATATGGTGCACCAAAGACTTCCGTATCCACACGTCCGTCATACATATCACCATTTGGTACAACTGTCATGATAGAGTCTGGTATACCCAGTAACTGAGAGCATGCATAAACTTCAGACTTATGAATGTCAGTAATCAATTGTACGTCTACTAGACCATCAGATGCTTTACCAACATAGCCTAAATAACAACCTTCATCCATATTGGTTGTACCAACAAGAATTGGTTTGAACCCTTGTTCATTTAACAATGAATTCAAATAATACAAGAAACTCGTACGAGCATAAGCACTCATTTGACCAGTCGCCCATGGTGTTGTTTGATAATTTGCGGTTTCAGCCGTAGTGATGTAAGCGCTTACAAGACCATTGATTGGTACAGTGGTCAAGTCAAGACCTAGTACGTCACATAATTCTCGAGCTCTGGCTGTTGCGTCTTCTTGATTTGTCAAAACACCGTCATATAAGGGCATTGCAACAGGTACAATTTTCTTAATAGGTGAATCTTCTCGTTTTGATGCTTCATTTACAAGAGCTAACACTAAGGCAGAGTCAATACCACCAGATACTGCCACAACGGCCGTATCTAAATGACATTGACGCATATAGCGATTGAGAAGTGCTGTTTTCTGCTCAATATATTCGTCAGCTTTGAAATTACGCCAGTAACGATAACTCGCTAATTCATTGAGGAGTTCTGGATGAACAGAACTGTGATGATTTTCGTTATATACTTTCATAGTAGACGGGCTCCGTCCCATTCCCATTCGTAACGCAATTGTCCATCGGGGAAAAAGATAAGATTACGCATGTTTTCACCATCATTATGGTCGTTATACTTGGTTAAAGAATAAGAAAACATAACGTTTTGACCTTGATAGTCAAAGACATTGCCAATATTTGGCAACTCTAACAGTTTATGTCCATTTTCATTAAGGAAATTGTAAATGTTTTCCTTATCTTCTTCAGACATTTTATGTTCATTAATCCAAGCTTGAGCTGTTTCACGACGATATTCGTCATTGAGTGGACGCAAAGTCACCTGTTCAACAGCATTTTCTTTAGCAAATTGTAAATACTCATCAATTTGTTCAGGTGTCGACATCCATGCTTTGGTACAAACAGCTGTTAAACGTACAGAAAAACCAATTTCGTGCAAATTTGCAATTAGTTGTGGTAAGTCAATATACTGTTTGGTGCGTGGTGTATAGACTTCACCATTAATTTCCGGTCGGTTCGAGACCGTTGAAATCAAAATAGTGGATAAACCTAATTCATACCAACGTTGAAGATATGGTTGATAAGTTTCAAATTTACGTGCCATTGGAATTCCATTGGTCTGAAGTTCAATAAATGGAAAATGATAAGGTTCTAAGGTTTCCAAATATTCTGTGATTTGGTCAGGGAATAATGTTGGCTCCCCACGAGACGTCAACATGGCTGTTTGAACACCTGATGTTTTCGCCAACTCACAAGCCTTTCGTAAATTACGATGGTTAATTTCAGGCACTTCACGGTTTTGAGCTGTTGCTAACTCACCAGAAACACAAAATGGACAAACAGTTACACAACGGCTTGTCCCTGCAACAATAGAAAATATAGAAAATTGCATAGATTATCCTTTATAAGCTGTTAAAAACTCTTGGTCAATCACTTGACCTTGATTGTCAATTACAAATAGATTCAAATGTTGAGTATGATATCCTGAATGACTTCCAGCGTCAATATCATACATATCAATATTTGTTGATGGTTTATAAACTAAATATGGATTTGCTTCTTGAATTCCATAATGATTACGGATAAAACATGTTGGTGTATGACCAAAGACAAAGACTTTATCCTGCCAGTCTGGATGAACTTCGTCATAAGTCAAAGATGTATCAAACATTTCGTTACGTGTCCAAACAAAGTCATCTTCTGTTTGATGAGCTAAACTTTTATCCAAGTCAACACCAGCATGACTGATGAAAAGCTTTTTATCTTGATGATAGAAATCATGGTCATTTAACCAGTCAACAAGTGGTTGCATATACTTATGAATAAAGTTTTCAAAGACATGTAGACTTTGCTGGTCAATGAGTTCTTCTAACAGTTGATAACGTTGTTTGAAAACAGGAACAAAATGCTGAATCCATGACATGAGTGATGCTTCGCCACCAATATTAAGCCAATGAATAAAGTTTTGTTCTTGAAGACTTTTTGGTGTTCGATAACCCAAAGCCTTTAAAAAGACGAGGTCATGATTACCCAACAAGACAAGGGCATCATGTTTTTCTTCAAATTCTTTGATGAACTCAAGAACTTTGACACCTCCGCCGGTTTCTTGTTCATACCCGTCAACATAATCGCCAGCAAAAACAATGCGTTTGGTTTTTGCCAACTCTTCAAGTTTTTGGCGATGTTTTTCTAAGGTTTCGATATTTGAATGAATATCAGAAATAATTGCATATTGCATAAACGTCTCCTTTTAGTAGTTGATTTTCGTGATTTTAAAAGGCGTTTGGAAATAACCATCAACGAGATAGGTTCCACAATCGATATCTTCAACGGGTAAAAGTTTATCATTAACAATGACCATTTCACCACGTTGAAATGATGGTACATCTGGAATTGTTTCAATTTCGTCTTCTGATACGGTAATATCATCAGCTTCGGGATATTCATAAGAAAACAAATCATATGCTTGTACATATTCATAAACACATGTGATTTGATGAGGTTTACCCTTGAATATGACCCATTCGTTTTCGTGATATTTCATAAGTTCTCCTATTGTCCATCAATAATATCAGATAATGACTTGTTATACAATATAATCGGTGTTTTGATTGGATTTTTCAAACTATTTGTGATAAAATGAGGACTATTTGGGTCTACAAAAGCGTCCCAATTCTTTATCATATTGTTAATCCAATTCGTTTGGTTTCCACGGTCTTTATATCGTTTTTCATAATGAAATTTATCGTTAATGTCTGGCACAACGATTTGAACCTCAATATTTCGATTGTTCAACTCTTGAATGAGTTGAGGAAACATGGCAATGCAAACATAATCATATTGTTTTTGAGCTTCAATGATAACGTCAATATAATCTGATAAACCATTTGGGTTAGGTTGTCGTGAAGTATCCCCTTTTAGTTTTTCATAGTCATCTTTAGTCAAGTTTTCAGGTAATTGGAAAAAGAATTGACTGGACTCTAAATCGATAACGTTATCATATTTTTGAGCAGCTGTTGTTTTTCCAATACCCGCAAAACCTGAAATAATAGTGCCTTTCGGTATCAAATGTGTGTTTGACATATTAGTTATTCAACGCTGTTTTTACAAGTTTTAGATAAACTTGTAATTCTTTGAAACATTCGTCTATGTCTGTTTGTGCGTCATGATTGGATGCCTTGTTGGCTTTGGTTTGAGTTCCAAAATCACTTCCAAGAATATCAAACATGCGACGAATAGATGACACATCTAACAACGCATAATGTAGACATGTCACCGTTTGTGGTAGATGACGTCGGATTACTTCATAATCAAACTGAATATTGTTACCAACCAAGATAATACGATAACCTTGTTCTTTATATGGCTTTAAGATGCCGAATAAATGATTATCAATGTCTGTTGTTGTTTCAGTATTGTTGTGAGATTTCAAACGGTCTATTAAGCCTGTTGAAGTATGCATGTTTGTGACATAATCATCCATTAATGCTAGAATTGTTTCAATATTGTCAAATTCGACAATATGTTCGTCAATTGACAGTTGTTCAGTTAAATCACTATTCCATAATTGATAAGCGATTTGCAAAAGCTCATTGCGTTGTAGCTTACCTGTTTTCAAGTTAAAGTTAGTACCTGTTGTTTCAACATCTGCAAATAAATAAATTGTTTTAGACATATTATTTCTCCTGTCTGTAATTTCACTTATTAATTGGGGTTTGGGGTTTACCCCATTTAGGCTTTGTGTAACAAAGCCGTCTGGCATTGACTACTTCGTGAGAAAAAAGGGGTACGGGGTTTCCCCGTATTAGGTTTTGTGTAAACAAAACCGTAAAAAAACAAAGACGCCATATGGCGTCTCTTTTAGTCTTTACGACGTTTCAGAACAAGAGTTGCTCCCATAAGTCCTAGACCTACAAGACCTAGAGCTGAAACAGTTGTACCTGTTTGTGGTAATTCACGTTTAGGTGTTTCTGTTTTCACTTCAACTTTTGGTTCTTCCACTTTTGGAGTTTCTGTTGGAACTTCAGGTTCTTCTGGAATTTCCAATTCAGGCAACTCAAGAACTGGTGGGTCTACTGGTAATGCAAATGGCACATCCAACTCAGGCAATTCGTGCACTGGTGGGTCTACTGGCAACGCATATGGAACATTCAACTCAGGTAATTCAACCACTGGTGGGTCAACAGGTAGTGCAAATTCTGGATGTAACTCTGGAATTTCAACTACTGGTGGCTCACCCGGAATACCAAAGTCTAAATGTTTTTCAGGGATTTCCAATACTGGTGGGTCAACTGGTAGTGC